TATGAAGACGCAGTTTTAAGGCTGAAGTCTCTTGGAGAAGGGTATGACACAACTGATAACTACAGGTCTGGTGTCGTTAGAAGTCTGAGGGTTTAATGTTTACTGTTGATATACAGTCTAATATAGGTCAGGTAGGTGTACAGACAACCCAGAACAGGGGTTTTACACCGGAGGAAATGGCTGCTGATTGCGCGAGCAGAATCATCTCAATATCCTCTACTGCTGATCCTGTCCTGCGTCAGCAAGCAGAAGCTTTCAAAGAAGCAGTGCTACAACAGATTTCATATTATATGAAAGAGGCGATCAAGAGTGATCGGACAACCTTGATAGCAGAGTTAGAAAACCAAGGCCAACAAGAGATGGCTAATATTTTAAGGAGACTATAATGGCTATATCTACAGCTATGTGTACCTCGTTTAAGCAGGAAATACTTGTTGGAACTCACAACTTTACTGCTACCACGGGTAACACTTTTAAACTTGCGTTGTTTACGAGCAGTGCATCTTTGGGGGCAAGCACCACGGCATTTGCTACAACTAACGAGGTCAGTGGCACAGGTTACTCTAGTGGTGGATCAAACCTTACTTCAGTAACTCCTACGACATCTGGAACGACTGCTCTATGCGACTTCTCAGATCTTACCTTCTCCAGCGCAACAATCACGGCGAATGGAGCACTAATTTATAACAGTAGTGCTTCTAACAAAGCGGTTTGTGCTTTGGCATTTGGTGGAGATAAGACTAGCACTGCCGGAGACTTTACTGTTCAGTTTCCTACAGCGGATGCCTCTAACGCGATCATAAGGATTGCCTAATATGCCAGCAGCTAAGAAGCCTGTTAAGAAAGCTGTTAAGCGGGTGGTAAAAAAGCCAGTCGCAATGAAAGAGGGCAAGAAGGCAAAGAAAAAGTCAAAGTCTCGTGTTAATGAGGCTGGTAACTATACCAAGCCAGAGATGAGGAAGCGTCAGTTTAATCGTATTAAAGCTGGTAGCAAAGGAGGCAAGCCGGGTCAGTGGTCTGCTCGTAAAGCCCAAATGCTTGCGAAAGCTTATAAAGATGCGGGTGGTGGCTACAAGTAGTGGCTAAAGATCCCAAGGTTGGTACGGGTAAAAAGCCTAAAGGATCTGGTAGGCGTTTATATACAGACGAGAATCCAAAAGACACTGTATCTATAAAGTATGCGACTGTTCAGGATGCCAAAGACACGGTTGCCAAAGTAAAAAAGATCAAAAAGCCTTTCGCCAGAAAAATACAAATCCTAACTGTTCTAGAGCAGAGAGCTAAGTTTGCTAAGAAACCAAAGCAAGCGGAGATCGCTAGGAAAGGCAAAGAGGCTATAAGGAAAAAACAAGGCAAGTAATGGGTCTAAAAAAATCACAAAAGTCTCTGAAGAAGTGGA